GCGACCTCACGACGGCGATCCGGCTGGCAGGGGCCGCGCTGGCCGGCGTGCAGGCGACGGGAGATCTCACCGCGCCAGGCTCGCCGGCGTCCTTGGCTGCCGACGCGCAGGCGATCGCGATCGCCGAAGGTGGCTTGACGACGAGCATCCGGCTCGCTGGCGCCGCGGCAAGCGTCGTGCAGGCGACCGGCTCGCTGGACGTGGGCGTGACGATGCAGGCGAGTGCGTTCGCTCAGGCGATGGCGACGGGCGTGCTGCTGACGCAGATCAGGCTGGACGCGGCGGCGGTGGCGGGGGCGCTGGCCGCCGGACTGCTGACGGTCGGCACGGCCGAGCACGGAGCTCGGGTGTTCGGGTGGCGCGGTGCGGCGCGACAAGCGGCCAGCAGGCCCGCGGCTCGCCAGATCGGCGCACGGCCGCGCAGGTACGGATAGAGGACACACATGGCAGAACCCACAACGATCGTAGCCCCGGCATTTGCTGTCGCGACTGCAGCGGACGCTCGGCCATGGTGTCGGATTGATACGGACGCCGCCGACTCGGTGCTGACCGAGTTGATTGCCACGGCAACGCAGTACGCCGGTCATATCACCGAACGTGCTCTGCTCAGGCAGACATTGGAGATCGTACTAGATGCATTTCCGGCCGATGGGATCGAGCTCAAGCGCACGATGAAGGACGATGGCGCGAAGCCGACGATCGTCTCGGTGACCTACGTGGACCCGGACGGTGTCACGCAGACGATGCCGAGCGGAGACTACTACCTGGATGACGGGCAGACCCCATGCTGGCTGTTGCCGGCGGTTGGCACCGATTGGCCGTCTACCCGCGAGCAGGCCAATGCGGTTGTCGTCCAGTACACGGCGGGGTTCGACTCGGACAAGATCCCGCCTTGTCTGCTCTCGTTCGTGAAGGCGAATGTTGCGTACGGGTTCGAGAATCCGAAGCTCGGCGATCTGATCGGAGAGCGGCTTCTTGATCCGCTGCGCACGTGGGGGGTGTGATGGACGCGGGTCGGCTGCGCCATCGGGTCACGATCCAATCGGTCACCGAGACGCGCGACACGTCGAGCGGCGCGATCGCGCTGTCGTGGGCGGACGTGGCGACGGTATGGGCTGCCGTCGAGCCGCTCTCTGGACGGGAGTTCCTCGCGGCTCAGGGCGAACAGGCCGAGGTCGTGGCGCGCATCCTGATCCGCTATCGGGATGATGTCGTGGCGAAGATGCGCGTCGTTCACGGATCGAAGATCTACAACATCCGCGCGGTGCTGCCGGACAAGGAAAGCGGCACCGAGCACCTGACGCTGATGGTCGCCGAAGGGGTCAACGATGGCTGACACCCAGACCCTGCACGGGCTGGACGACGTGCTGGCCAAGCTCAAGGCGCTGCCGCCGGAGATCGTCAGCAAGTCCGGCGGGCCGGTGAAGACGGCGCTCAGGAAGGGCGCGAAGGTCATCGCCGACGAGGCGGTGCACAACATCCGCCAGATCGTCGATCAGCCGGACGAGTCGGGCTACGTGTCGACTGGACTGCTCGCGAAGTCGGTCGTCGTGCGGCGCGATCCGCGTCCGCAGCGCTCTGGGGCGAACGAGCGATTCCGCGTGCTGCTGGCCCGCAAGAAGTACCCGGGCCGCAAGCTCGGCACGATCGCCACGGGGCGGTATCTCGAGTTCGGCACCGAGCAGCAGCCGGCGACGCCGTGGCTCGGCCCGGCGTTCATGGCGAAACGCCAGGAAGCGCTCGATACGGTCGTGCGCGAACTGCTGGCCGGCGTCGACAAGGTCGTGCGCAAGCTCTCGCGCACGGGCCGAAGGGGCGCCTGATGCTGCCGGCGATCTACCCGGTGCTGCGCGACGCCGCCGCGGTTACGGCACTGCTCGGCTCCCCGCCGCGCGTGTACCGCCACGGCCAGGCGCCGCAGTCGGTCACGAGCCCGTACGCCACCTGGTCGGTGATCGGCTCGCCCGACAACACTTTCGAGGGCGCGGACAACGACCGATGCCGCGTCCAGATCGACTGCTGGTCGGATGACGACGCGCAGGCCGAAACGCTCGGCCAGGCGGTGCGTGACGCAGTCGAGCCGGTCGCGCACATGGTGCTGTTCGAAAACGGCCGCGACGCCGAGACCGGACGGTTCCGGCTGATGCTGCAGTTCGACTGGATCGCAATGCGCTGATCCGCGTTTGTCTCTCGCAACCAACCGCCTTCGGGCGGTTTTTTCGTTTCTGAAGGAGCCGAAATGGGCACTCCCATCAAGAGCCAGAAGACCGAGCTGTACTGGGCCTCCGCCGCGACGACCGCGACGCGGGCCGTCGCGATCACGAGCATCAGCGGCCTGGGCGGTGCCGCCGACCAGATCGAGACCTCGAGTCTGGACACCGACCCGGACGCCACCTACGTCGGCGGCCTCGGGCGGCCCGGCCAGGTGACGGTCGGGTTCAATGTCCACAGCGGCGAACTCTCGCACGAGTCGCTGCTCGCGCTGAAGGCCGCGAAGACGGAGGTGTCGTGGGGCATCTACGGCTCGGAGACCGCGACCGCGCCGACGGCGGTGGCCTCGGTCATGCAGGCGGTGGTCGATCGTTCCTCGGCGATCTTCAAGGGATACGTCGCCGACATCAACATCGACATCGGCGCGAACGACATCTGGAAGGGCACGATCACGATCCAGCGTTCGGGCGCTGTGACGTTCGACCTGCTGGGCGTCTGACGTGGCGAAGTTCGACGGATTTTTCGTCTCGGACGCGGTGCACGAGCGCCGCGTGACGCTCGCCGACGGCACCGAGCACGTCCTGCACTTCCGCGAGCTGTCGGTCACCGACTGGCGCACCTGGGGGTTCGCGGAGCGCTCGGAGGACGACGAGGTACGCGCGGCGGCGATGTCGCGGCTCATCGCGGCGAGCCTGTGCGAACCGGACGGCAGCGCGGCGATGACGCTCGAGCAGGCGCTGCGCCTGAAGCCAGGCGTCGCGACGGCGCTATTCACGGCCGTGCTCGACGTCAACCGGGTGAAGCGGGAGGCCGATGAGGGAAACGCATCGCGGCCGGCGGAGAGCAATGGCTCTGGCACGTAATCGCGCTCGCGCTCGGTGGGCGAACGATCGCCGAGTGGCAGCAGGCGATGAGTCAGCCCGAGTTCGAGGCGTGGTCCGAGTTCTATCGCCGCTGGCCGTTCGACGATCGCCACCGCTACTACCGGCCGGCGGTGCTCGTGGCCGGCGCACTGAGCGGCGGTCCGGACGCTGCGGCCGCCGCGGAGGCGCGCATGGAGTGGCTGCAGCCTTCGGACGACGGATCGTTCGGCACGAGCGCGGACAGGGATCTGTTCCGCGCGGCTGGCGTGCGCACGCGTAAGGGGTAGCCCGTGAGCATCGGAACCATCGTCGTCGACCTGCTGGCACGCACCGGCTCGTTCGAGACCGACACGAAGCGCGCGGCCCGAATCGCGAAGCAGCGCGCCAAGGAGATCGACGAGGCGTTCGCGAAGGCCGGCAAGGCGATCGGCGTCGCGCTGGCCGCCGGCGCCGCGGCTGCGGCCGCTGTCTTCAAGACGACCGTCGACCGCATGGACGAACTGTCGAAGGCCGCGCAGCGTGCGCAACTGCCGACCGAGGACTTCTCGCGGCTCGCCTACGCCGGGAAGCTGGCCGACGTGTCCATGCAAGACCTGCAGACGGCGATGGGCCGGCTCGCGAAGGCGCAGGGCGACGCGATCGACGGGACGGGAGAGCAGGCGGACGCGTTCGCTGCGCTCGGGATCAGCGTCAAGAATGCCGACGGCAGCCTGCGCAACACCGGCGATGTATTCCTCGAATTCGCGGACAAGTTTCAGGAGTTCCAGGGCTCGCCGGAGGTCATGGCCGCCGGCATGAAGCTGTTCGGTCGCAGCTTCCAGAACCTGATCCCGCTGCTGAAAGACGGCTCGCAGGGCCTGCGCGACGCGGGGGCCGAGGCGGATGCGTTTGGGGTGACGCTGTCGACCAAGGCCGGCAAGGACGCTGAGGCGTTCAACGACAACCTGACCCGCTTGGGCGAGGCAACGCGCGGAGCGGCGCAGATCATCAGCGGCGAGATGCTCGGCTCCGCGGTCCAGTTTACTGACCAGCTTGTCGAGCTGGCGAAGGAAGCGATCAACGCTGACGGCGGCATCCGCGACATGGCCCGCGACGGTACGTTCAAGGAATGGGCGCAGAACGCCGCGATTGCGGTGGCGACGCTGGCCGAGTCGCTGCTGGCAGTCGGCAAGATGGCGATCGTGACCGGGAATGCGTTCCTCGCCGCGTGGAAGGACATCAAGCTCGGCTCGTCGGTCGTTCAGAACATGTTCGGCGGATGGATGTTCGAGTCGAACCGGAAGGCGCTGGCCGACGCGCTGGCCGACCGGAACAGCACGGTCGAGTCGTTCAACAAGCGTCTGGACGACCTGCTGCACTACAACGGCACGGCGATGTCGGATGCATTGCGGCAGAGGTTCAACCCGGCGATGTTCGACGGGTCTCTGCTGGCCGGTCCGCGTGCATCGCGATCGTCCGGAAGACGTCCCAGGCCGAATGGCGGTGCAGGCAAGGGCGATCCGCTGCAAGGCGTGATCGACGCGGCAACTCAGCGTGATTACGAGCGCATGGAAGCGCTCAAGCGTCAGGGAGAGGAGTTCGACGCGTGGCTGGCGCAGAAGGTCGAGGACGACAAACAGGCGCTGAAAGATCAGGCCGACGCGTGGCGCGACGTGGTCGATCCGACGGCCGCGTACGTCCGGCAGCTTGAGGAGATTCGCAAACTCGTGCAATCCGGCGACCTGAGCCCGGCCGAAGGGCTCGCTGCCGAGTTCGAGGTGCAAACGAAGATTCAGGACAAATTGATGTCCGGCATGGGTAAGGCGAAGGAAGCGCTGACCGAAGTCGACCAGTGGGCGAAGCAGGCGGCGAACAACATTCAGGACGCGCTTGGAGACGGCCTGTACGACATCCTGAGCGGCAACTTCGACAACATCGGCAAGAGCTTCGGGAACATGCTCAAGCGCATGCTCGCCGAGGCGACCGCTGCGCAGATCAGCCGCGCTCTGTTTGGAGACTTCGGAACCAAATCCGGCAGCGTAGGCGGCCTGCTCGGTGATGGATTGAAGTGGCTGGCCGGTGCATTCGGCTTGGGCGGTGCGCGCGCCGGTGGCGGTCCCGTGAGCGGGGGCACGACGTATCTCGTCGGCGAGCGCGGCCCCGAGTTCTTCACGCCGAACACGAGCGGCACGATCGTGCCCAACGGCGGATTCGGTGGCGGGCTGACCATCAACTCGACGATCAACGCCGCGCCGGGCATGAACGCCGCGCAGTTCGCGGCGATGCTCGACGAGCGTGACGCGCGGCTCATGGCCAACGTCGGCCAGGGCCTGCGCCGCGGCCGATTCGACTGGGCGATGGCATGACGACGATCGTGTGGCCGAGCAGTCTGAGCGTCGTCGCGGCGCTCGACCTGTCGATCGAGTACGACGTGCAGCTGAACATCGCGCGCAGCGGC